CCGTCACCCGGGAGAAAGAGATATTGTTGGAGCAGCTGTGGGGTATCGCCACCACCCGGGTGACGGACATCATGCAGATCAAGGACGGCCAGATCACCGTGGTAGACACCCACACACTCTCTCCGAGGCAAATGGCCGCCATCGCCGCTGTGGAAAAAGGCACCGGCGGTTTGAAGATCAAATTTTACGACAAGTTAAAGGCGCTGGAGCTTTTGGGCAAGTATCTGGGACTATTCGAAAGCGGGCCGGAAGTACAGCCTTCGCCCCTTTTGGAATGCCTGCTGGCTGCCACCGGAGAGGAGGTGGATACCGGTGACCTTCCGGAAATTCAGCAAACGGCAAATGGTAGCCATGACCTGGTGGAACCGGCCTCCGTGGAAGAACCTTGACGGCATTTTCTGCGACGGCGCGGTGCGTTCGGGAAAAACGTTGGCTATGACTGTGGGGTTCTTCCTTTGGAGCATGGCCTCCTTTGACGGCGGTGTCTTTGCCCTTTGCGGCAAAACCGTGGGCGCCATCCGGAGAAACATCCTCATTCATCTGCCGGACTGGCTGGGAGGCAGCTTCCAGATCAAGGAACACCGCACAGATAACCGACTTACCGTCCGGATGGGGAATCGGGTGAACACCTATTACCTTTTCGGCGGTCAGGACGAACAGAGCGCATCACTGATTCAAGGTATGACCCTCCATGGGGTGCTACTGGACGAGGCAGCGCTGATGCCCCGGTCTTTTGTGGAGCAGGCCTGTGCCCGGTGCTCTGTGGAAGGATCAAAACTGTGGTTCAACTGCAACCCTGCCGGGCCGGAGCACTGGCTGAAAAAAGAGTGGTTGGATCAGAAAAAGGAAAAACGCATCCTCCATCTCCACTTTACCATGGCGGACAATCCGGGCCTCTCGGGGGCGGTGCGGCAGCGGTATGAGCGGCTGTACACCGGCTTGTTTTACCGGCGGTTCGTACTGGGCCAGTGGTGCGCTGCCGAGGGCCTTATTTATGACTTCCGGCAGGAACAGCATGTTTGCCGGGATGCGCCCAAGACCGGGCGGTACTACATCTCCGTGGACTACGGCACACAAAACCCTTTTTCGGCGGGGCTGTGGTGCGTTCAGGGCGGAAAGGCGGTCAGACTGCGGGAATTCTACTGGGACGGACGCCAAAAAGGGGCAAAGACGGATGAAGAATACTATGAAGCGCTGCGCTGCCTGGCAGGAGATTTGCCGGTGGAGCAGGTGATGGTGGACCCATCGGCAGCGTCTTTCATTACGGTGATCCGGCGGCACGGGGAATTCCGCGTGCGGAAAGCCCACAATGAGGTGCTGCCGGGGATCCGACTGGTGGCGGAGCTGCTGCGTGCAGGGCGGTTGCAGGTGACAGAGAATTGTGTAGATGCGATCCGGGAGTTCGGACTGTACCGCTGGGAGGACGGCAAGGATGTGCCGGTGAAGGAAAACGATCATGCTATGGATGATATAAGGTATTTTGCCATGGGCGTCATGCGGAGGAATTGAGAATGGTGGCGCCGGGGGCACCGCTCCCTACAAGCGTGATATGCGGAGAAAAATAAAGCGGCGGGGTCAAGTCCCCGCCCTACGGGTGCGGAGGAATGACGAGGGTAGTTTGTGCACAGCAGGAACGATACCGAGCACAATCAGGATGCGTAACGAAAAGCAGAGGCCAGGGCACGAAATGCCCCCGGGTGCGGAGGAATGACAAGGGTAGTTTGTGCACAGCAGGAACGATACCGAGCACAATCAGGATGCGTAACGAAAAGCAGAGGCCAGGGCACGAAATGCCCCCGGGTGCTAACCCGGTGCACGCAGTAAAAAACAGGAGGAAAGAATGACAAACACAGATTACGAAAAGGCCTTTGGTGCGGTGGATATCACCACAGCCGCCATGGCCGAAGCCCGGCAGAACTGGCTGGGACTGTATTACAACACCGAGGCCACCAAAGACAGCGATCCCTGCCAGCGGATCGCATACACGGTGGTGCAAAAGCTGGTGCGATCCGTATTTGCAGAGTATCAGGCAGACTGCGAAAGCACGTTTTACAAGGGAGTTCTGGCGTCGCTGGACAGCGTTCGCAGTGCTGCTGTGCAGCAGGCATTGATTGCCGGTGAGTGCTGCATCAAGCCGGTGCCCCGTGAGGGCGGCTTTGATTTTGTGCCGGTGCCGCGGCAGAACATGCTGGTCTTCGGCAGAGATCCTGCCGGTAACCTGACCGATGTAGGCATGGTGGAAAAGTCCACCGTGGGCAAGTGGAACTACACATTGTTGGAGCGCCGGAAGGCGGAAAACGGCCAGCTGATCATCCAAAACCGGCTCTACCGCTCCAAGGATGACCGGTTGGGTGAGCCGGTGGCTCTGGATATGCACCCCCTGTATCGGGATCTGCCGGGGCAGTTTTCCTATCCTGTCGACGGCGTGGGCCTTGTGCGGCTTTGTACGCCGATGCTGAGCTGCGTGGACGGCTCCCGGGAGGGTGTCAGCGTCTATGCTGCAGCGGCGGAACTGATCCGCAGGATCGATGAGAATGAGGCCCAGCTTCGGGGTGAATTCCAGCGGGGCGAGAGCCGGATCATCACCTCCCGGGATCTGCTGGACGGTGCTGACCAGTTGACGGAGCATCTGTTTATCGGTCTGGACGAGGATCCGGAACGGGTGGGATTCCATATTTTTGCGCCCCAGTTGCGGGAGCAGTCCTTCCTGGCACGGAAGCAGGAATACCTGCGGAACGTGGAGTCCGTGGTGGGCCTGCAACGGGGTATGCTGTCGGAAGTGAATCTCCAGCAGCGCACCGCTACGGAGATTTCTGCCAGCGGCGGTGAGTTTAACCTGACTGTGATGGATTTCCAGAGAATGTGGGAACAGGCGCTGACAGAATGTCTGGCACTGTGCGAAACACTGGGAATGCTTTACGGCATCACATCCGAGAAGGTACCGCAGGTGCAGCTGCAATGGGGCAACGGTGTGCTGTTTGACTAATTGAAACTGGGACGAAAGGACAAAAGTATGGAACGGGAATTTTTGGAAGGTCTTCGGGTAGCAGGGGAAGCACTGCCCCGGGAAACGGTGGATGATATCATGGCCCGCCATGAAGCATCTGTCCGGCAGGTACAACAGGATGCGGCGGTACAGATCGCCGTCCACAACGCAGGCGGCAGAAACCTCACAGCCATCAAGGCATTGTTGGATGTTTCATCCATGGAGGATCAGGAGGATTATTCTGCGGCTGCGGAGGCGGCGGTGGAGGCGGTGAAAAAAGAACATGGGTATCTGTTCGCCGTTGCGGTGCCGCCTTATCACGGCGGAGGTGGCTCGCCCATCGAGCCGGTGAAGCAGCTTTCCCTGGCGGAGGCCTTAAGACTGCGCAGGAAGCGGAGCTGAGGGTGCGGTGACGATCAATCGTTCTTGTCGGGGAATGGAGAACCGGCAATGGACAGTTGACAATGATGGTGTCGCCAAGGCGACGGATTGAGATAAGACACCGCATCAGTCACCTGCGGCGACCGCTTCCCCGCAAGGGGAAGCCTTGCCGGCGGGGACGACCCCGCGCACAAAGTAAAAAAGGAGAGATTTTATTATGGCAATTACACTTTTGGAAGCAAAGGTCGGTATGGCCGACAAGGTAGACGCAGCAGTGGTGGATATGTTCCGCAGAAGCTCTGCGCTTTTGGAGGCTATGCCCTTTGACAATGCAATCAGTCCCGGCAGCGGTGGTTCCACCCTGTCTTACGGCTACATTCAGCTGAAGACACCCGGCACTGCCGCAGTTCGCGGTGTGGGTGAGGCTTACGAGGCCCAGGAGGCCAAGAAGGAGAAAAAGACCACCTGCGCCGTGATCATGGGCGGTGCATTCGAGGTGGACCGTGTGGTGCAGAACACCTCCGGCGCTGAGGATGAGGTGGCATTCCAGGCGGAGCAGAAGGTGAAGGCCACTGCCAACCTGTTCCATAACATGGTCATCAACGGCGACACTGAGGACGGTGGCTTCGATGGCCTTAACAAGCTGCTGGCCGGCACTGCCGGCGAGATGACATCCAATGTCAGCATCGCATCTTCCGGTGAACTGGACGAGAACTACAATGCCTTCCTGGATGAGATGGACGCATTTGTGGCCTCCCTGGACGGCACCCCCAGCCTGCTGCTGATGAACACGGAGCTGCTGGTGAAGCTCCGTGCGGTGGCACGCCGCGCCGGTTACTATCAGCGTACCCAGGACGATTTCGGCAATTTTGTGGAGACTTATGCCGGTATTCCCATGGTGGATATGGGCCGTTTCTACGATGGCGAAAACACGGTGTCCGTCATTCCTACCAAGGAGGGTAAGACCGACCTGTACGCTGTTTGTCTGGGTCTGGACGGCCTGCACGGTATCAGCCCTCTGGGCACCGGCGTGATCCAGAGCTATCTGCCTGATATGCGTGCACCCGGTGCCGTCAAGCAGGGCGAAGTGGAGCTGGTGGCAGGTATCGCACTGAAGAATACCAACAAGGCTGCCGTTCTGCGTAACATCACCATCGGTTAAGCCTATGCCCAGCTACGCGTTTTACAAGACCGTCTATGGGGGCAGCCTGATCCCGGAATCGGTCTTTCCGGAGATGGTAGCCCGTGGGAAGGATTGGCTGGGCAAGCTGGAACGGCAGTTCCGGGTGACACCTTGCTGCCCTAACGGACGGGAGCTGGCTCTTTGTGCTATTGCAGAGGCTATGGCGGAAGATCGCAGACGGGATCTGACGGAAACTTCGGTGGGGGATGTGAAGGTGAAATTCTTCCATGCGGATGAGAAAAGCCTTTACCGGAAAATGTACAGTAACATTTCCTGCTTCCTGGAGATCAAACGGGGGGTCATGTGATGAATAATCCCTTATTTGACGGTGTGGTGACGGTGTACCGGCCGAACCACCGGCAGGTGGTGACGGATTGCCACTACCGATGGGAGCAACAGCAGGCGGAATCCCCGGAGGGCCTTCGCCGCAAGACGGTTTGTCGGCTTTATGTGACGGGGAAAGGTTACTTTCCCCAGATCGGCGACCGGATCTATCCCGGTGAAGGCCCGGAACAGATCAATTGGGAGATGTTTTTGCCGGTCAATGTGGAAGGGCTTTCCCAAATCGATTGGGTCAGACCCTGTTATTTGTTCGGAGAATTGCACCATGTAGAGGCGGGCTGCTGAAAATTGAGAATTGACAATGGACAGTTGACAATGGTGGTGTCGCAAGGCGACGGATCTTAATCGTCGGCTGCGCCGACAATCCCTCAGGCAGCTTCGCTGACATATCCCTTTACAAGGGAGCCTTCGGCGGGGGCAAAATGAAAGGAAAAATATGGACATTTTGGAAAAAGTGGCGGCCTGGGTAAAGAGCTACCCCGGTTGGGGTGGGGCAGACCTGACCGTAGATAACACCGCCCCCACACCGGGAAGCTGTGGCCTGTTTCCGCTGGGTGAGGAGGAGCTTTCCCGGCAGACGGATGTGGTGGGCAACACCCGTGTCCGCTACCGCCGGAACTTTGCGCTACGGCGTGTGGCGGTGCGGGGAGAGAACGCGGCCCGGTGGATGATGGATTTCGGCCGCTGGGCAAGAACCTCTGATCCCCCTGCACTGGGGGATCAGACCGTGGCACGGGCCGTCGGGGGTCGGTTGTTGACCTCGGTGGTCACCGGTATTGCCACTTACGATATCACGATCAGTTTGGAATATACGGAGGGTTAACATGAAAATCGAACGGAAATATCTGGCCCACTACATTTGCGTGGGCGATGGCGACTATGAGCGCCTGGGTAAGGATCTGGAGGAGTACAGCCCTGAGCTGTCTGCCCAGGTGGAGACCAAGAAAAATATCCTGGGCGAACGCTCTGTGATCATCAGCGGTTATGAAAAGACCGCCAGCGTGGAGCCTTACTATGCAGAGTCCGGCACCGGTCTGTTTGATCTGCTGCAGGGCATCATCGACGAGGGCAAGGTGCTGGAGGATCTGAAGACCGACGTGGTGGAAGTGAAGCTGTGGGAGGAAGCACCCGAGGGTCAGTACACCGCTTATCGGGAAGAGGTGTATATTGAGGTTACTTCCTACGGCGGTGACACCACCGGTTATCAGATCCCCTTCACGTTGCACTACACCGGCAAGAAGGAAAAGGGTACCTTCAACGTGGAGACCAAGAAGTTTACCGCAGCGTAAAAATGGATAATTGACAATTCTGGTGTCGCCGGGGGCGACGGATTGCATTTGTCGGCTGCGCCGACAGGATGCGCGATGCTCGCCCCTACGGGTGCGAACCCGGCACTGTGCACGAAGCAAAAAAGAGGTAAGGATATGAAAAAGATCAAATTTGATACCGGCATGGAGGAAGTGGTTCTGGGTGGAGGCGTGTTACGCTTTAACCCCAGAGACCCCAACCTCTTTGCCCGTTTTGAGGCGGCAGCCGAAAAAATGCAGACTGTGGAAAAAGATATGACGGAAAAAGCCAAGGCCGTGGAGGCAGACGGCCTGGCGGTCATGCGGATCCTGCAGGAGGCCGACAAGGCCATGAAAGAGATCCTGAGTTGGATCTTCGGTGGCGGCAATGATTTTGACACCATTTTGCAGGGGGTCAATCTGCTGGCGGTGGCCTCCAACGGTCAGCGGGTGGTGACGAACCTCTTTGAAGCCCTGGAGCCGGTGCTTTTGGAGGGCGCAAAGTGCTGTGCAGAGCATCACGCCGCCCAGGCGAAGGCTCACAGAGTCCGGTGAGGGCGCTTTGGGCGCTGCCAACTGCCTTGGAGGTGGCGGGGGTGTCGTATCCGATCCACGCCGATTTCCGGGATATTCTGGAGATCTTCGGGGTGTTGCAGGATGATTCACTGCCGGAATTTATCCGTTGGCATGTGGCACTGGCGCTGTTTTACGAGGGAGAGATCCCCGAAAAGAATCTGTCGGAGGCTGTGGCGGTGATGGCGGATTTCTTTCGGGCAGGCAGGCAAGAGTCCGGTGACGGGCCGGCTTTGGTGGATTGGGTGCAGGATGCGCCTCTGATCGCCGCCGATATCAACAAGGCGGCCGGACAGGAATTGCGGGAGAAGCCCTTTGTCCACTGGTGGACCTTTCTGGGATGGTTTCACTGTATCGGAGAGGGACAGCTTTCCATGGTGGTTTCCCTGCGGGATAAGCTCCGCCGGGGGAAAAAACTGGATGATCAGGAACGGGAATACTACCGGGCCAACCGGTCTTTGGTGGAGCGGAAAAGGTCTCTTTCTCCGGAGGAACAGGCGGAAAAGGAACGGCTGGAAAAACTGCTTGGGAGTTAAATCTTGACAATGGACGATTGCGGTGTGCGGATGGTGATTCGTCGGCTGGGCCGACAATCCATCCGTCAGATTCTTTGACAGTGCCCTTTGCAAGCGGGGGTGTTGCAGAGCGTAGCGAATCTTCTGACAAACGATTGCCGGGGGCAATCGCACATTGATTCTTCAAGCCCCCGCCCTGCGGGTGCGGAGCAAAAACGATACCGGGCACTGCCCGGTATGCAGGAAAAAAAGGAGGTGAGCGTTATGGGAAAGACAATGATTTTGGAACTGGATACGGGTTCGCTTCAGACAGCTACGGTGGCGGTGTCGGGACTGGACAAAGCACTGCTGCGACTGGGGCGATCCTTAAACTTTATCCTCATGGGGCAGTCGCTTGGCGATTACATGCAGACGGCTCTGGAGAAAACAGGCAAGGTAGACGACGAGCTGCTGGTGATGCGGCTGGCGTTGGGTAAGCTCCGGGTAGCCATCGGAGAGGCGTTTGCCCCCATTGCCCAGGTGGTGCTGCCGGCCATCAACAATGCGATCTTCGCCACGCTCCGGTTTGTCCGGATGGTGGGACGCATTACAAACGCCCTTTTTGGTATCAAAGAATCCGCCTCCGATGCAGCAGACGAAGAATATGATTTTGCCACAGCGGTGACGGCCTCCTCCAAAGCCGTTCAGAAAAGCCTTGCCGGCTTTGATCGGCTGAACCGGTTGCAGGCCCAATCCGGGGGCGGCAGTGTGACGTTAGGCGGCGCAGCGACACCGGACAAAGAACCATACAACCCCAAACTGAATTGGGAGGAGTTTGTGGTTGTTGGTGTGCTGAAAAATATGTGGCAGACCCTGAAACAGATCGATCTGAGGCCCATTCGGGAGGCGTTCCAGCAGTTCAAGGTGACGTTGCTGCCGGTGCTGGAAAAACTGGGAGAGAGCTTCTTATGGCTTTATCAGTTTGTGCTGGTGCCGGTGGCAAAATGGGCGGCAGAATCTTTGTTGCCGAAAGTGCTGGAAACCTTGTCTGTGGCGCTGGATGCCCTCAGTGCCACCATCGAAGCATGCAAGCCGGCACTGTTGTATTTGTGGGAGAATTTTCTGGTGCCGTTGGGACAGTGGATGGCCCAACATCTGCTGGACAATCTGGATAATTTGCAAACCAAACTCACAAACATCGGTATATGGATGTCGGAAAACCAGGTGTCCGTAGCCCAGCTTTTGCTGTATGCGTCGGCCTTATTGGGAAAGATCATGCCCTTGAACGACGTTCTGGAGCTTCTGAACGTGATCGGTGTGGATACCAACGAGATGCTGGCGTTTATGCAGTCGTTGCTGGCGAATATGTCACCGGTCATCGGCAACACCGGCGTTTATATGGATGCCTTGCAGGGAAAAGTGTCCGGTCTGGGCACTGCGTTTATGAATATGGTGACAAATGCGGGTCAAAGCTGGAGCAGTATATCGGAGATCTGGAAAAATGCCGGCAGCTGGTTCCGTACCCAGGTCTGGGAACCCTTGAAATCCGGAACTGCCGGCATGAGCAACGGCATTTTGAGAATTCTGAATAAAATGGGAAGTCATCTGAGTACCGGCTTCAACGGTCTGTTTGATTCTCTGAATGACATTTCTCTGACCATCCCGGACTGGGTACCGGTCATCGGCGGCAAGACTCTGGGCTTCTCCCTGGGGAAGGTGCGGATGCCCCAGATCCCCCAACTGGCCAAGGGTGCGGTGCTGCCTGCCAACAAGCCCTTTTTGGCGATGGTGGGTGATCAGCGCCACGGAACCAATGTGGAGGCACCCTTGCAGACTATCCGGGATGCGGTAAAGCTGGAACTGGGAGACCTGATGGAGGGCAGCATTGCCGGGCAGGAGGCCACGGTTTCCGTGCTGCGGCAGATCCTGGAGGCGGTGCTGGGAATCTCTCTGACCGATGGGGATGTGGGTGCCGCCGCTGAGCGGTACCGCAGCCGTATGGCAGTGGTTCACGGCTTCTGACCGGACGGAAAATGAAGAGTTGAGGAGCAGATGATGACATTAACGGACTTATATCAGATCAACGGCAATAAGTTGCCGGTGCCGGATCAGGATGTGGAGATGTCCTTTGAAGATCTGGACGCCGCGGACGCGGGCCGTGATGAGGCCGGCTACATGCACCGCCGTGTGGTACGGCAGAAACTGGGAGTATGGAATTTCTCCTATACCTACTTGGACGAGGAAACCATGGCCTACATGCGCCGTGTTTTAGATACCGGCGGTACCTTTTCCTTCACCTATCCCGATCCCGGCAACACGGCCAAACAGTGCAAGACAACAGCTTATCTGTCCGGCTACGGTTTCGTATGGCGGAATGCCCGTACCGGGGATTATCGGAATCTGAAATTTTCGGTGATTGAATGTTGACGATGAAAACGGTTTTGGAAACAGACAGCGGTCTGCGGATCTCCTCCGGCACACCGGGAACGGCCATCCTTTCCATGGGCCTGACCCAGGCGGTGAACTCCGGGGAGATGCTGACCCTGGGGTCGGTGTGTGCCGCTGTGGCGGAGATCAGTCTGATGACAGACGGCACTTGTCCCATCGCCCAGGGAGAGGAATTTACCCTTTATAAAGAAGGAAACGGGCGAAGGTGGTGTCTGGGTCGGTTCACTGCCCAGAAGCCCCAATGGAGCTCCCGTTACCGCTTGAAGCTGACAGCCTATGACCCGGTGGCAAAGCTGGATCGGGATATGACCCGGGCACTGGCAGCGCGCACGGACTGGCCCTATACGCTGGGGGAACTGGCCCGCTGGGTCTGCGACACCTGCGGTGTTCCGTTGGGATCGGAGGGTTTCCCCAATGCGGAATTCCCTGTGGAGCGTTTTGCCGCTGAGGGAATCACAGGCAGGCAGATATTAAGCTTTATTGCCGAGGCGGCTGGGCGCTTTTGCCGCGCCGATGAGAATGGCCAAATTATATTTGACTGGTACCGGCAGGAAGGGTGTATCGCCATCGGCCAGACCTTCCGCTACGGTCTGGAAACGGAATTTTACCAAGGTGAGCTCCAAATCTCCGGCATGGAGGCTGCCCAAACCGGAGAGAATCTGGCACTGACGGTGACAGATCATCACTATTGTGACGGTCAGCTGACTCTTACGGGTGTGGATACCCTGGGCGTCCTGGCGGGGAAACTGCAGTTGGCGGAGGAAACTGTGGCGCCTGTGGAAAAGGTGCAGATCCGGAGCAGCAGCGCCGATGTGGGTACCATGTATCCCAATGTGACCGGCAACACCTACTGCATTACCGGTAACCCTTTGCTGACCGCAAAAACCGCCGATACCCTGCTGCCCATCGCCCAAAGTATCTATGAAACCTTACGGGATGTGACCTACACGCCCATGACCCTGACGGTGCCGCTGGATCTGCGGCTGCGTGCAGGGTCTGTGGTGACGGTGACGGACAGGCAGGGAAATCAGACAGTGGGCTACCTGATGGAGCGACAGATCGTGGGCGGCACCATGACTTTGCGCTGTACAGGCACTGCCCGACGGGAGGATTCGGCGGTGGTGCATCACAGCCTGAAGACCCTTTCCGGGAAGGTGATGCGGCTGCAAACCGATGTGGAAGGCATTCGGGCGGAGAATGCTGACGCAGCGGGAAATCTGGCAGCGCTTCAGCTTTCGGTGCAGGGCTTGCAGGGAAAGGTGACGGAGCTGGACGACATGCGCGAATCCGTCAGCACCTTGCAGCAGGATGCCAGATCCCTGGCGCTGGAGCTGCGAACGGTGCGGGAGGAGGGAACAGGCAAGGTGGTGACTTCCACCGGCTATACTTTCTCCGACGAGGGCTTGCGGATCAAAAAGGCAGGCATGGAAATGGAAAACCTGCTGGATCACACCGGCATGACCGTCAGCCGTGGCGGACAGACAATTTTACAGGCGGATCACCGGGGCGTCCGGGCAGTGGATGTGACGGTTGGGAATTACCTGGCCGTAGCCCACGCCCGGTTTGAAAGCTACGAAACCGGCACAGCCTGCTTCTATATTTAATGGACAATGGACAAGTGTGGTGTCGCCGGTGGCGACGGATTGCGATCGCTGTCTGGGCCGACAATCCCTCAGTCAGCTTCGCTGACAGCTCCCTTTACAAGGGAGCCTTCGGCGGGGTCAAGACCCCGCCATACGGGTGCGCAGCAAGGTCGATACCGCGCTTAATCGGGCGGGTCAGGGAAATAACGACAAGACAGGCACTGTACACGCAGTAAAAAAGGAAGAGATTATGTTACAAACAAAAGACTTTGCCGTAACGGGGGTGTCCTCCGGCGGCGGTATTACATATACCTATATCCTCCGGGTGACGGAACAGAGCGTTGATTTAGAGAAAAATACATCCCGTGTCACTGCGGAGGCCATCTTAAAACAAAACTATTCTGGCACCGCCTTTTACAGCTGGTCCACCGGCGTGTCCTGCACCGCGAACGGGGAAACGCTGTTCTCCGACTACCGGCAGCGAAGCCTTTCCGGTACCGGGGAGCATAGTTACCATACCTGGGAGGGGGATATCCCCCACAATGACGACGGTACGCTGACCCTTTGTCTGACTGCAAAGCTGTGGCAGGCAAGCCCTGCCAGCTATTCTCCGCCAGCCATGACCGTTACCGGCCAGCTGACACTGACCCCCATTCCCAGGGCCTCCAAGGTGGGCGCTGCTGATGCTGCCATCGGCAGCAACACCACCATCGTTATCACCCCGGCAGCCGGTGGCGTTTTCCACAGCATCGCCTATCAATTCGGCAACATGACCGGCTATATCGGAAACGACGGCAGCTTGTGGCAGGATGAGACCGTTTTCTCTGCCACCACTGTGTCGTTTCCCATTCCGGAGCTGTTTTACAGGCAGATCCCCGAAAGTGACCACGGGATCTGTACGCTGACAGTGACTACCTACAAAGATGAAACCGTCTTGGGGACAACGGAAACCACTTTCCGATGCATTGCCGAGAAAAGCCGATGCGCACCTTTGGTGGATGCTGCTGTCACCGATGGTTGTGAAAGCGCCATCATTCTGACGGGTGGGAAGAAGCTGGTGCGGTATGTATCGGATGCGGTGTGCCATGTGGGGATCCAGTGTCAGTGGGATGCCTATGTGGTCAGTGCCACCTGCAACGGTGTGCCCATTGACGGCACGTTGACCTTTCCCCAGACGGAAACCGGCATATATGTATTTCGCGTTACCGATTCCAGGGGCCATGAAACCGTGGTGACGGTGGAAAAGGAAATCGTTCCTTATGTGGAACTGACCTGCCGTGCTACTGTGAACCGTACTGCACCCACCACCGGTGAAGCGATGCTGATGGTGCAGGGCAGCGGCTTTTGGGGTGATTTCGGGTCAGAGGAAAATGCGATCACCGCAAAGTATCGGGTATTGCCGGAAACAACCTGGCAAAATCTTTCCCTGAACGCAGGTATAGACAGCTACACCGCCCAGGCCCGGCTTTCCGGGCTGGATTACACCAAAAGTCACGTGGTGGAGGTTTCTCTGTCCGACAAGGTGACCGGTCTTATGGTGGAGGCGGTGGCACAGCCGGGGATCCCGGTGTTCTGCTGGGGAAAAGATTATTTCCGGTTCCATGTGCCGGTCCAATTTGCCGCCGGCATCATAGAATAGAGAAACGGTGTCACCCTGAGCGGTGCATCGAAGATGCAGAGTCGAAGGATCTGCTGCTTAAGATGGTGATCCTTCGCGGATGCTCAGAATGACAGAGGAAGGAACGAAAGACTATGGAAACCATCAAAACATTAACGGTTGGCGGGGAAACCTATCGGTTGTCCCACCCGGATGACGGGACAGTGGGCTGCGAAAGCTGGTCCTCCCGGAAAATCGTAGACACCCTTTGCCCGGCCTTTACGAAAAACGGCCCTGTGGTCACCTGTGAGCCTGTTGAGGGGTATCCGCTGACGGTTACGGTGGAAGAAGGTGCGACAGCCATCACCCGTTGCGGAAAGAATATTCTAAACGAGGACTGGAAGAGCTGGAGCAGCTATGTGGATAATCATCTTGTGTTGAATTTGCCGAAAGGAAGATACACGGCGTCGGCTACGAAAAACAAAGAATATGTGTATTTCTATTTGGCCAAATCCACAGATGGCGGCGCAACTTGGACGACCATCGCAAAACTAGTCACAAATAACGGAACGACACCAGCTACTTTCGATGTAACTGGTGCAGATGGTGAGGCGTGGTCGTTGTGGTCGTCTAGTTCAAGTAACCTTTCTGGCGTAGAAACAGTACAAATCGAACTAGGAAACACCGCGACCGAGCACGAGCCTTACTGCGGAGAAACTTTTGCCGTTGGCGAACCCATCCCTGCTTTGGCTGGTGTGAATACCATCTATGCAGATGCCGGCGATGTAACTGTCAGCGGTAAGGCTGACCCCACAGCCACCATTGAAAAACTGACCAAAGCCATCCTCGCCTTGGGCGGTAATATTTAAGGAGGAATGTAAAATGTTCAGTTTGAGAGATTTTATCAAAAAGGGTTTGCTGGATGCCGTTGGCAAGATGGCAGACTATCAAGTCATCCTCAATGCTGCCGGGTGGCATGAGAAAGGAGTTCTCAATGAGGAGGATCTGGCTGAGATTAGCGCGAAGATTGACGCTCAGTACCCGGCTGAGGAAGAAGCTGTGGAGGAATAACTATGGGTTTGAAAATTGCATATTGTGCAGGACACTTCATAAATACCCCCGGCAAACGTGTGCCTGCTTACCTGGATGCAAAGGAGACCCGGGAGTGGATTCTCAACGACCGGGTGGCAAGATACTTTGCAGAAGCTGCCAAAGAATACGGTGCAGCACTGCTTCGTACCGACGACCCCAGCGGCAACACCTTTGTGGATATTCCGGTGCGGACGGCCAAGGCCAATGCCTGGGGTGCGGATCTGTACCTGGATATCCACCACAATGCGGGAATCGACGGCGGTTTCGGCGGTGGCGTGGTGGGATTTTCCTACCCCGGCTCCACCCAGGGTGGGGCTTATCGAAATGCCATCTATGAGGCTGTGATCGCTGCCGGCGGCCTGAAAGGCAACCGAAGCCAGCCTCTGCAGGAAAAGGCCTTTGACTCGCTGCGTCTTTCCAGTATGCCGGCGGTACTGATGGAGTACGGCTTTATGGATTCCCGGGCGGATGCGCCGGTGATCCTGACGGAGCAGTATGCCAAAACCGTGGCCTATGCCACCATGGAAGGCATCGCCAAAGTGGCGGGCCTGACCAAAACATCGGAAGACGAAGGCTTTATCCGGGGCGTGCAAACAGCCATCGGCGCAGCCGTGGACGGCATCGCCGGTCCGGAGACTCTCTCCAAGACACCCACGGTGTCGGCTGCCAAAAACCGGACGCACCCGGTGGTGGAGATCCTGCAAAAAAGACTATATGATCTGGGCTATCGGCAGGTCGGTGCTGCCGATGGCATCACAGGCCCAAAATTCGACGCCGCGGTGAAAGCCTTCCAGAAGGATCACGGCTGCGTGATCGACGGGGAGCTGACAGCCGGCCAAAAGACCTGGCGTAAGATACTGGGTCTTTAAAGGAGGGCATACCAATGAGCGAAGCCATTTTGGTGGCGCTGATCACCGGGGGGTTGTCCCTTTGCGGCGTGGTGGCTACCTGCCTTGCCACCGCCAAAAAGACGGAAAAGGCGGCGGCAGTGGCCCAGGCCGTGACGGAGACACGGCTGGAGGAGCTGACCCGGGAGGTCCGACTCCATAACCACTTCGCCCAGCGGATGCCGGTGGTGGAGGAACAGATCAAGGTCATCAACCACCGGCTGACAGACCTGGAAAGGTAATGGATCATTGACAATTAAGTTGTCATTGCGAGGCTTGCTTTGCAAGCCGTGGCAATCTGGCGTAGAGATTCCCACGGGCTTTCAGCCCTCGGAATGACATATAGATGCTGTCATTCTGAGTGGAAGCCCATCTTAAGCTGAGGGGAGTCGAACCCCGACAGCCCCACAGCAGTTCTTTTGTTTGTATTTTTGCTTATCTTTCTTGCCTTGCCGTTGGTATTGCCAAGGGATTTTCCGCCGCATTGGCGGAAAACAGCCTGACAAAACCTATCGGGTTTCGATTCCCCTCAGCTTAATGAGCCACCGGGTGCAACCCGGCGCCGGGAGTAAAAAAGGAGTGTATACTTATGAAAAATCTACTGCAACATCTTTGTGATCTTTTGAAAGTGAAAACCATCGTGACCCTGGTGGTGATGCTGGTGTTCGGTACGCTGTCCCTGCGGGGTAGTATCAGCGCCGATAACGCCATGATCATCATTTCTATGGTGGTGTCCTTTTACTTTGGCACCCAGAGCATGAAGAAAGCATAAAAATCGCCCCATTGGTATTGTCCAATGGGGCGATTTTGCGCGAAAGCGGTTTTTAGTTGTCCAATTTCCTTGCCACTACCACCAGCCGACCGTTGGTGTTGGTATATTCGCAGGTGGACAGCGTAATGAGTTTGTCACCGTATTGGGGCGTAATGCCGGTGTCGTAGAGGGAAAGACTTTTGCAGGTAGAAACAAATTCGTCAAAATCTGTCTGCCCCGCCGCATCCACAAAGGTGTGATACCGAAAACCCTGCCCCTGCGATGCGGTAGTGATAAACACCGCAAAGATCTCATATCGATGGCGCTGTTGCAGTGTAGAAAATTCAATGAACGGGTTTGCCTGCCAGAAGGCTTTTTCCTCGTAACCGCTCAAAGCGGCAAACATAGAGCCGTCCTTCATCCGGTGACCGTAGAGGGTGATGTTGTCTGAGGGCTTCAGCACATCACAGACCTCACGGGCGTAGATACAACCGTGGCCGGTGCTTTCTTTGTTGAAGTTGCGTTTGAGATAGTAGTCCGGCTGGTTGGGTGTCTGCATCACCGGGTAGTCCAGCTTGGTGCCGGGAATGGTGATCCAGCCCACGATATCGGGATTCATGCCGTAAAGCTGGACAAACTCCGGCAAAATGGAAAGGGGGTTGCCGGCGGGGTCATTCACCGTGACCCAGATATCTTCCGGGTGTGCAATGCCTTCTTCATCCACGGGAATGGGAGGCGCATTCTGCTTGGCTTCTGCGTGGATCTGGGCCAGTTGGCCGTAGACTTTGGTCTGCTTGCCGGACTCCACAAAGTAGCGGATCAGCATAAACGCCGCAAAGAGAAAAATTGCGGAAAACAGTCCTAAAAGACTGTAATATAGCCATTTTTTCATAGGCTTCACTTCCTTGCACTCAGAACTTTTTGATCATTCCTTCGATGCCCTCTTGCAGTCTGTTGCCTGTGATACCGGCAGCTTGGAGGTAAGAAACCTCCGTGTCGCAGCCATGAGGAACCGCCCAGGCACCGGCATCATCACCGGGGGCCAGAAGCCCGCGATACCGGGCGATATTCTCCAGAAAACTGTCAAGAATCGCCTGGACCGGCCCATCGGGGTAACGGCCTTTGCCCAGAAGGTTACCCACAGTACTGACTGTGGGGCACCAGATCACATCTTTTTCTGCCATGGCGTCCAGGGCTTCCTCATTTAAATAGGCACCGTGTTCCAGGGAATCCACCCCCGCATCCGCTGCGGCAAGGGCGGTCTTGGCGCCGTTGCAGTGGGCCATCACGGACATCCCCTGGTCGTGGGCAATGGCGATCAGTTCCCGGATCTCGTAAGGCGGTAACCCTTCCTGCGTCAGCTTGCCGCATTCGGAAAAATCCATCAGACCGGAGATCATGATCTTGATGAAATCTGCGCCGTTTTCCTTCTGCTTCGCAACCAGTTGGGCATAGTGGGAAAGATCATGCCAGGCGGTTCCGATAAAGGCACCATAGCAGCCTTCTTTACATAGGGGAGACAGGGGAGTACGGTAGCGGATGCCGTAATCTGCGGCCAGTTCCCTGGCACGACGGCTGACCCCAAACCGGTCACCACCGTCACGGAGGTAGCGGACGCCCCGGTCTTTGTAGGTTTGCAGCATGGCGTGCAAATGCGTGTCACACACGCCACGTGCAATGGACGCTTTCCAATCAATGCCGTCCAGTACCGCATGTATATGGCAGTTGGCATTCAAGCGCCCCACCTCCTTGTGTTTTTAGATTAGTATAACAGATATGGGGACGATTGTAAATTGAGAATTATGGCGTCAAGATGCGGGGTAAGAAGAATACTGATCTGATAAGCACCATGAATGCAACAACGCAGGAAAATGGTCAAGCGGTGGGGAATAGAGTAACTGTGGAGGTGAGGCAATGTTTGCCACAGTCTTTTTGATGGTCAGCGGGCTTCTGTACGCGTTGCAGCTGCAAACCGGCAGCTTCCCCAAACCCCTGACCGCAAAGGAGGAGCGTTACTATTTGGAATTGGCCGCAGCCGGTGACGAGAGCGCCCGGAACATCCTGATCGAACGAAATCTGCGGTTGGTAGCCCATATTATGAAAAAATACTACGCCCAGAGTGCCGACCAGGAGGATCTGATTTCCATCGGCACCATCGGCCTGATCAAAGGTATCGAGAGCTTTGACCCCACAAAAGGCGCGCGGCTGGCCACCTATGCAGCCCGCTGCGTGGAGAATGAGATTCTCATGTATTTCCGGTCTCAGAAAAAGAGCGCCCAGGATGTGTCCCTGAGCGACTACATCGAAACCGGAGCGGATGGCGCGCCCCTTCAACTGATGGATGTGGTGGCGGATCAGCAGGATCTTTTGGAAACAGTGGCGGGGCGGGAGGATCTGCGAAAGCTCCGCAAGGCGGTGAAAGCGGTGCTTACGCCCCAGGAACAGCAGGTGATCCGGCTGCGCTACGGTCTGAATGGGGAGCTTCCCAAACGGCAGCGGGAGGTGGCGGCGATGACGGGTATCAGCCGCAGTTATGTTTCCCGGATCGAAAAGCGGGCACTGGGGAAATTGAAAAAGGCACTCTCTTAAAAAAGCCGGGGCGGAATCCGCCCCGGTGTAGATCATTCATTATAAGCGTACCATTGACCGTTGTAGAAGATGAACATGGTGTCGTTGCCGGAGCTGTTTTCCGAGAAATCACTGCCGGCGATGGTGAACACAAAATCCACCCGGTAAGCCGCTTTCAGCAGACTGGGGTCATCCCCTGCCGCCTTCAGCTTTTCCCGGAGGGTGACCAGTTCTTCGTCGGAGGCCTTCTTCTCGTCGCTGACGGTGACGGTGTAGGTGATGTTCTTGCCGTAGTATTCCGCTGCCTCTGCCTTACAGCTTTCCATGATGTTGGCCTGATAGTTTTTCCAGCTCTCTTCGAAATTGGTTTCTTTCCAATAGGAGTCCATATACATCAGCCGGTAATCGTTTTTGGAAACAATGCCGATACGGTGTTCAATAAACCGCTCAATGGCCCGCTTGCAGCCGGCGTTGGCGGTTTGGGCATTCACAGTGTCGCAAGCGGTGAACATACACAAAACCGTGACCGTAAGGACAAAAAGTGCCAGTAATTTTTTCATAGGAGTTCCTCCTTATCTCATAACCCCACCAATATAACACGGAGTATCCGAATTTGCAAGAGGAACCGGGGCGGCAATGTGTACCGGAAACATTTCAAACGAAACGGAAAAACCCGGAGCGCTGATGTGCTCCGGGTTTGGCAGATTCAAACAATCAGCCGGAATAGGGATACCAGGTACCGCGGATACAGACTGCTTTGATGTTTGCGGTCTCGTTTACCTCTTCATCCTCGCCCACATAGGTCAGTTCCACAGTCAGATCGTAAACTTCTTCAATATCCTCCTCAGAAATATTGAATCTCTCAGACAGCCGCTCCCGGATCTCAGTCAAATCATCATCTTTCAGCTGTTCCTTATCGGTAATTTCGTAGGTAACCTCAAAATCTCCGCCAAAATACGCCTTCATCTGCTCACGGGTGTTTTCCATAACAGACTCCGCGTTTTCCCACTCTTCATCCAGGTCGTTTTCTTCCCAATACTCTTCAGGACGGGAATCCTTCAAAGCCTTCTTCGTAAAGGTGCCTTCTATCGGCATGATTAAGGTTTCAACAACATCCTTATAGCTGCTCTTGCCGCGTTTTTCTCCGTCGTCGTCATCGTCATTATCTTTGTCACAGGCTGCAAACAGGCACATGACCATCACTAAGGATAACAGGATTGCCAATAATTTTTTCATAAACATACCTCCTTATCATTTTTGGCAAGACCAGTTTATCATGTGTTCTAAGGGGTTGCAAGAGGGAAAAGGGTTTACAAGGGCCGGAAACTGTGATAAAATTCAGCCATAACCAACGCGAGGTGATACCATGAAAACAGAACGAAAGGTTCCGGACTGGCGCAACCGGAAAGCGGACGCCGTTGATTCCTTTACACCGACTTGTGCTGTGCTGGGGCAGGCAGCCGCAGAGCGTAAGCTCCGTACCGGCAAGGCGAAAGAAGGCTACGCGGTGCTGACGGAGGATCGACTGTGGTTTTGCCACAAATATCTGCAAGGAAAAAAGAAAAGACTGTCGACCCGAAAGGGCCTGACCAGCATCCCTGTCGGGCAGATCTCAGAGGTGACGCTGACCAAACGCCCCATGACCCCCGGCTTGTTGCTGTGCCTGATTTTTGCGGCACTGGCGGTAGTGGGTCTGGTGTACAGCAGCGTGATGACCGACGGCCTGATCCTGAATTGGAAGCAGGGTACGGCCCCGGATCCTTATGCTGCGCTGTTGACGGTTCCGTTTCTGATTCAGTTCCGGTTGGTGCAGATCCTTGTTGCTTTCGTGTTGACGCTTGCGTTCTTTTTCTTTCTGTGGCACCTCAAAACCGGAGGGAAGCTGCTGTTGGTTCGGGGGATTGACCTGCAATACGGCATTTTGCTGAAACGTATTTCCGACCAGGAGACGGAAGCCTTCCGTTTAAGGCTGTTGGAGCTGCAAAGTGGCAAGCCTTCCGAAAAGAAAGTGCCGGCATCACCGGAGGCTTCCGGCCAGGAGAACCCGCTTTGCGGCGTGCTGGGGAAAGAATCTGCCCAAGCAGGCAGCGGGGATTACGCTCTGCTGTCGGCAGAACAGCTGGTGTGCTGCGGAAAAGAAACGGAAATCATGGAAATTGCGGACATTGTGGGCATGACCGAGGTGAAAAGCCGGCCTGCGTGGGCTGCCCGTGTGGGCAAGATCCTGGGCGCTGTTGCCATCGGTACGGGCTTGATGCTGATCCTGGGCAACGGTATCTGGCATACCCAACTGCGGATCGGCGTTGCCCGACACGGCTGTATGCAGGCCTATACGCAGCTGCTTCCTTACAGCCCGGTGGAGCATCTGAGCATTCTTATTTATTTGCTGGCGCTCTTTGTCGGTACATTGTGGGCTTTCTGGGGAACCCTGTCGGCGCTGGTCTGGCCGAAAAAGCTGATGATCCACAGCACCGACCGCTATGTATCTTTTCCGGCAGACCGGTTTGCCAAAGCGGAGATCAATGCTTTCCGGGATAGTCTGGATCGGTTGCAGGGAAATACCGGCTTTCGCAGCACCCCGGAACTGACCGGCCTGCTGCTGCAAAAACCGGAGCGGATCAAACACGCAAATTCTTCGAAAAATACCGGCGTTCGCACAAAATAAGGCCGGTTTTTGAATAACAAAAGCACGAAAGAGCCGGAACGAGATCGTTCCGGCTCTGCTGCCACAACGGGGCGTATTAGCAACTATTACAAAAAAACACTTTAATTTCCTAAATTTTTTGCAGGATATGCTGTTGAAATTACAAAAAGCGTGTGTTATAATAGCGTATAATTTACAGTATAACCGATAGAATGCCCTTATAATCGGCGCAAACCCCCGGGGGTTTGCTGTCACCGGAAGGTGACAGCAATAGTCTTGTCGAAGCCGAAAGGGTGGGAATACTGAAGAAAGGAACAACAGTATGAACTCCAAAACCTTATTGTACATTTTAAAAAGAGTCCTGCTGGCACTTCTGACCATCTGGATTGTTATTACAGTCACCTTCTTTGCCACCCGTGCGGTTCCCAGCAACCCCTTCGTCCGGGAAGGTAAGATGACCGAGGCCCAGCTGAAAACCAAAATGGCCAAGTATGGTCTGGATAAGCCTCTGGGTGAGCAGTATGTGGAATACTTGAAGGGCCTTGTCACCAAAGGCGATCTGGGTCTGAGCTATACTAAGGAGAACCGCCAGGTAAAGGATATTATCATGGACGGTATGAAGACCTCTCTGCCCCTGGGCTTGACCGCCGCTGCTATCGCAACGGTATTTGGTATCATTCTGGGCGCATCTGCGGCTTTGCAGCGCAATAAGATTCTGGATAAATGTATCATGGTGTTTACCACGGCCTTCGTGTCCATGCCTTCGTTTATTGTCGGTACGGTATTCCTGCTGCTTTTCTCTGGCGTGGTTTCTGCCAACGGTACCACACTGGACGGTTTGATTTTGCCGGTGATCACGCTGGCCTTGTACCCCATGGCCTATATCACCCGTCTGACCCGCAGCTCTATGCTGGATGTGCTGGGCCAGGATTATATCCGTACTGCCCGGGCAAAGGGCGTGTCCGGTAACAAAATTATCTTCGGCCATGCGCTGAAAAACGCTCTGATCCCTGTCATTACCTACTTGGGACCTATGCTGGCTTACATTGTCACGGGTTCTCTGGTTGTAGAGCAGATTTTTGCGGTTCCCGGTGTGGGCAGACCCTTTGTCAACAGTATTACCGGCCGTGACTATAATCTGATCATGGGTACCACTATCGTGCTGGCAACGCTGATCGTTGTGATGAACCTGCTCAGCGACATTATGTACAAGATCGTGGATCCCAGAATCAACCTGGAGTAAGGAGGTGTCCTCATTGGATAAGAACAAGAAAAAACTGTTTACCATGCACATCGATGTGGACGACCTGATCCCCGAGGAGCAGCCGCTGACGGCATCTGACTTTGCTCCTGCATCCGATGATGAAAAAGAATACATGGTCAAAATGCGCCCCTCCACCACCTTCTTTAAAGATGGCGTGAAGCGTTTGTGGAAGAATAAGATCGCTACCATTAGCTTTTTTGTTGTGGTGGTGATCACACTGGCATCTATCTTTTTGCCGATGATCTGGCCGTACAGCTACGACCAGTGCCTGGGCGACTGGGATTACTGGGCTCCCCGTGACCCCGATTTCAACAATTTGAAACCCTTCCAGTTTGCGCCCCGTGAGCAGCAGTGGAGAGAGGAAGGCTATTTCGTCATGCCCCACCTGATGGGTACCGACGATGCCGGCCGTGATACCTTTATCCGTGTTGTCTACGGCACCCGCATTTCTCTGATGGTCGGTTTCTTTGCCAGCTTGATCGTGCTGGTGATCGGTATGACCATTGGTTCCATCTCCGGCTATTTGGGCGGTAAGGTGGATATTGTGATCATGCGAATCGTTGATGTGATCTACTCGCTGCCGGATACCTTGATGGTCATACTGTTGGCGGCGGTAATGGGTTCCACACTGGAAACGGTGATCGACGGAACAGTTCTGGAAGATCTGGGTGTTAACATGATCAGTTTGTTTATCGTGTTTGCCCTTTTGTACTGGGTGTCCATGGCCCGTCTGATCCGTGGTCAGATCCTGTCTTTGCGTGAGCAGGAGTATGTGCTGGCATCCAAGGCAGCCGGCGCCAAATCCGGCTGGATCATCCGCAAGCACCTGATCCCCAACTGTATCAGCGTGCTGATTATTTCCACCGCTTTGCAGATCCCCAACGCAATTTTCACCGAGAGCTACCTGAGCTTTTTGGGTCTGGGCGTGAATGCCCCCATGCCCTCTCTGGGCTCTTTGGCATCGGAAGCACGTGCTGCCGGCAACCTGGTGAGGAATCCCTGGCCGTTGGCATTCCCTGCAGCTGCCATCGCACTGATCGTTCTGTCTTTGAACCTCTTCGGCGACGGCCTCCGGGACGCATTCGATCCCAAGCTGAAACACTAAGGAAGGAGATACCCCGATATGGCATTACTTGAAGTGCGCGATCTGCACACCGTATTTGAAACCCCTGCGGGTCAGGTCCATGCAGTCAACGGCGTCTCCTTCAATCTGGATCACGGAAAGGTGCTGGGCATCGTGGGCGAGTCCGGCTCCGGTAAGTCTGTTACCGCTTACTCCATCATGCAGATTCTGGAGAAGAACGGCAAGATCGTAGGCGGCTCCGTGAAGGTTGACGGTCAGGAACTGGTGGGTGCCGGCGAAAAGGTGATGCGCACCATTCGCGGCAACAAAATTTCCATCATTTTCCAGGACCCCATGACCTCCCTGAACCCCACCTATACCATTGGCCACCAGCTGATGGAGGCGATTATGCTCCATACCCCCCGTACCAAAAAGCAGGCGCGGGAGCGGGCTGTGGAAATGCTCCAGCTGGTCAATGTGAATGAACCCTACAAGCGTATGAAGCAGTATCCCTTTGAGCTGTCCGGCGGTATGCGCCAGAGAGTCATGATCGCTATGGCACTGGCCTGCGAACCGGATATCCTCATCGCTGACGAACCCACCACCGCACTGGATGTGACCATTCAGGCACAGATTCTGGAGCTGATGCAGAGCTTGCAGAAGGAACTGGGCATGGCTATCATCATGATCACCCATGACCTGGGCGTGGTGGCACAGCTGTGTGACGAGGTCATCGTTATGTACGCCGGCTCCATCTGCGAGCAGGGCACGGCCGACGAGATCTTCTATAACCCCTGCCATGAGTATACCAAGGGCCTGATCCGCTCCATCCCCACCGTCAATAACGACGATGAGAAGCTGCAGCCCATTACCGGTACACCCATTGACCTTTTGAATATGCCGAAGGGTTGTCCCTTCGCACCTCGCTGTGAGAACGCTATGAAGATCTGTATGCGCAAACGCTGTGAGCGGAAGCAGATCAATGACGACCATGCAGCCGCCTGCTGGATGAACAGCAAAATTGAGGAAGGCGGTGAGGCACAATGAGCGAACAAGAAATCCTGTTGGAAGTTAAGAACCTGAAAGAATACTTCCCTGTTAAGACCGGTATGCTGAAAACCACCCCCTTGAAGGCTGTGGATGATGTGTCCTTCGCCATCCGCAAGGGCGAAACATTGGGCCTTGTGGGTGAGTCCGGCTGCGGTAAGACCACCGTGGGCAGAACCTTGCTGCACCTGTATAAGCCCACCGGCGGCGAAGTCTGGTTCAAGGGTAAGCAGATCAAGTCCCGGGCTGACCTGAAGGATTATCGCCGACAGACCGCCATGGTGTTCCAGGATCCTTATTCTTCTCTGAACCCCCGTATGACCGTTTCCGACATTATCGGTGAGCCTCTGGATATCCATAAGATGTTCAAGGACAAGAAGGAACGGGAGGAGAAGATCCTGGATCTGATGAACCGTGTGGGTCTGAACTCCGAGCATGCCAACCGGTATGCCCATGAGTTCTCCGGCGGACAGCGCCAGAGAATCGGCATCGCCCGTGCCTTGGCTACCAGCCCCGAGTTCGTGGTCTGTGACGAGCCGGTTTCCGCACTGGACGTTTCCATCCAGGCCCAGGTCATCAATATGTTTGATGAATTGCAGGACGAACTGGGTCTGACCTATCTGTTTATTGCCCACGACCTTTTGGTTGTGCGCCATATTTCCGACCGGATCGCCGTGATGTATCTGGGCAAGATGGTGGAGCTGGCCGATGCCAAGGAGATCTATGATCACCCCCTGCATCCCTACTCCAAGAGCCTGATGTCCGCCGTGCCCGTGCCGGATCCTAAGATCGCCCGTGCCAACCAGCGTGTTGTGCTGACCGGCGATATTCCCAGCCCCCTGAACGCACCCTCCGGCTGTCCCTTCCGGACCCGCTGCCCCTATGCCTGCGACGCTTGCGCAGAGGCTATGCCGGAGCTGAAGGAGCTGGCACCCGGTCACTTTGTGGCCTGCCATCGTGCTGAGGAATTAAATTAAGCGTGTCGTTACGCATCCCGATTGCGCTTGGTATCGTTCCTGCGTAGCACCCATGAAAGGCTCCCTTGTAAAGGAAGCTGACTGAGGGATTGTCGGCGCAGCCGACGATCCAAAACCGACGCTTTGGCGACACCATAATTGTCCATTGTCAACTTCTTTGTTTCATCTCCATATTCCGGCTTGCCGTGCCGGAATGTGGGTGTGAATATATCAAATCCCGCAAAAAATTTCAAAATGAAGAAAGGAAAATCGCAAAATGAAAAAACTGTTTGCAATGCTTCTCGTTGTGGCTATGGTTTGCGCTCTGGCCGCTTGTGGCGGCAAGAAGGCTGCTCCCAACACCCAGCAACAGGCCTCTGGTTTGCAGTCCAGCACCGCTGATCTGTCCGGTCTGAAGACTGAGGCTGACTATCAGGCTGCTGAGGCTGAGATCCGTTACGCTATCGGCTTGCTGCTGGATCGTAACTACATCGTCAACAACATTTCCCAGGCTGGCGAAATGCCCGCTAACACCTTCGTTGCTGACGGCATGGCCGACGACAACGGCGGCAACTTCGCCAAGAACGCCAACGGCGGCAAGGGTTACTTCTCCGTCACTGATGATGAGGCTACCTACAAGGCTAACCTGCAGGAAGCTATCAACATCCTGAAGAAGTACTACGACTTTGACGGCAACAAGTTCACTAGCTTCCCCAAGCTGACCTACATCTACAACACCAACGACAACCACAAGAAGATCGCTGAGTACATCCAGTCCACCCTGGGCAAGTACGGCATCGAAGTCGCTCTGGAGAACCAGGAGTGGGCTACCTTCCTGGATACCCGTAAGCAGGGCAACTACTCTGTGGCTCGTAACGGCTGGGTCGCTGACTACACCGATCCCATCTGCTTCCTGGATATGTGGATCACCAACTCCGGTAACAACGACGTCCAGTACGGCAAGGGCGCTCACGCCGAGCAGGCTATCTACAACCTGGATCTGACCTCCCTGGGTTACGACATCAAGGTTGAGAACGGCACCTGGGCTCAGACCTACGACGTTCTGATCTCTGAGATCAAGGCTTGCGCCGATATGTCCAAGCGTTATCAGCTGATGCACATCGCTGAGGATATGCTGATGGCTACCGGTTGCTTGA